TTTACCATATAACATACTTATGGAGGGTATAATGGCTTCCACAGTGCGTCAGACATACATAGATATGTTTAATACTGCTAATTCTGTGAATGAACTAAAGAGAAAAGTCATAATATATAGCATACTTCCACCTTTGGAGGTGTGCTGTGAACGTATCAAGAAGCGTAATGGAGGAAAGCCATTTAAGTCAGAATTAGTCAAGAATAAACGCAGAATTGTTGAGAGAAATGTTAAGGCTTTTAGGGATGCTGGTTTCATAAGCATGGAAGTGTCTAATGATGAAATTTCTCAGGAAGATACTTTGGATTGGTTTTTTGATGAACTTTCATCAGAGTACCAGCAACCTGTAAACGAGGACAACGAAAAAAGGATACAGAAAAAGATTGTAGATAGCGCAGTATTTGCTGATAATCACATTGAGTCAGATGATTTTATTAGGAAATACAGCTGGAATAAGGAATATCAGAAGCCAGATGGATTGTTGTTGATGAATAAAGAGTATTTTGATGGTTTCTGGTATTTTATGCTGGAACGGCTTGCTATTTGGTATAAGAGAGTTGTTCTTCAGCAACCTCAGCCTTGGACAGATGACCCTATTCTTCAGGACTATAAATTTACCAATGTTCTCAGGGATGTTGACAGAGTAACAATATATGAGAGAAAGAATATTCTTAGCAAGCTGGATGAGCCTACTGATGATTTGGTTACACGTAAAAAATCAGTTCTTCTTAATATAATGATTTTCCGTACATGGGTAAAAATTGATACATATGAAACCATAGGATTTTTGGATTTAGCAGATGAACATATGATGGAGCAATGGAAGGATGCTAAGAAGAAGTTATTGGAACGCAGGGAACACGGAATAATCAATTTTACTGCAGCTTTTTACATTAATTCTCTTAGGGCAGTCAATCCTGATAAGGATATGCACAATAAGACTTATAATGCTATTCTTATGATTGATAGCTGGATAAAGGACATAGATAGGATATATGATAGAGCTATCAATAAGGCTCACAATATGAATCAGCAAATGAAGTTTTTTAGGAGTTTGATGTGTGTAGGTAGTTTCACAGCATATGAGTGGGCTTGTAGCATAGCACTGGCTACAAGGTACTGTAAGAATAGAATGGTCATATGGACAGTAGATAATGCAACAAATGTTGGTCCAGGTGCCAAGATGGGTATGGACTGGATTTTTATCAATCGTGGAGGGATGTCATATTATCAGTGTATCCTTTATTTAAGGTCAATATGGAAGTATGAAATGAAACGATTGGGAATTTATGAAGGGTTTGTGGCTATGTTACCAGAAGAAATGAAGGAAGATATTGACCTGAGAGTTATAGAGCAATCCCTTTGTGAATACAACAAGTATAACAAAGTGGCAAATGGTACTGGGAGACCCAAAGAGAGGTTCATCCCATCAACCTTGCCAGGATTAACAATGGAGGATTAAGACATGGCTAAAGCAAAGAAAGATGATGATTTTACCTTTGAAATTGTGGAGCATTATGAAGACCTTACAGAACCCAATGAAAAGAGCTGGAGAAAGGAGTTCAATCTGGTAAAGTGGGGAGATAATGAACCTACGTATGATGTTAGGTCATGGAATGAAGACCATAGCAAATGCAGTAAAGGATGTTCAATGAAATATGAAGAACTTGCAATTCTTGTTGAAGCCTGCAGTGAACATGGTATTTGCTGATAATTCGATATTTAGCCTTATAGATGTTGTATAAGTCTATAAGGCTAAATTTATGTGAAAGGAGCATAATGATATGATAGGAACACTGGATAGAGACACCTATAATATGATTGTAGGTAGTCAGATGAAACAGGGCAATAATTGGGGATGTGGGGTCATTCTGTATAAGCCTTCAACCAATGAAATCCTTATAGGAGAGCGTACAGATACTCATAATTTTTGTACTCCTGGTGGTAAAGTAGAGATTGGAGAAACTGTACTGAATGGTGTAGTTCGGGAATGCTTTGAAGAGTCGCATCTTGTACTGAAATCAGTACAGTTTATAGGATATAGAGTTCATTCTTCTGAGAATGGCAAGAATTGGGTTAGCTTCATGTTTCTTAGTACAGATTTTGAAGGAGACATCATTCCACAGGAAAGTGAGATTGTAAGCTGGAATTGGGTAAAGCTGGAAGATGCTATGATGATGAACCTGTTTGAGCCTACCAAGAAGTCTTTGGAGGTGGCTATTGCTAAAAAAGCAATGACAGTAGGAGCAGAGCTTGAATATGGTGTGATGACTTCTGGCATTGTAGAAGAGCAGATGAACGGTGATGGAAATGGGGATTGGTATGAACTTCCTATTTTTGATGAAATGCCAAGACTTTCTGACCTATATAGAAATGGTAGACCTGACAGGGATGTATGTTCTTATAGCTATTGTGATGACTCTATGCCTTGGTAAAAACTGAATATTTTCATAATTGCCTCTGTTGGTATGTAAGTTTCTCTGTTCTGCTTTATTTATAGGTAGAACTGAAAATTAAATTCATATCAATGGAGGTAATTTTATGCATGTATTTAATGGAGATAACCCATCAGTGTTGTATCTTCAGGCTATCAATGAGATTATGAGAGACGGTAAGGAGTTGTCTCCCAGAGGCAAGAAAATCAAGGAGATAAGACCTGCAACGCTGGAATACACCAATCCTTTGCGTAGGGTGACTTTTCTTCGTGGTCGTAGGTTCAATCCATATTTCTCCATAGCGGAGAGCCTTTGGATTATTTCAGGACATTCAGATGTAGCTTTTCTGGAGAAGTTCAATGCAAACATGAAGTCTTTTAGTGATGATGGAGTATATTTTAATGCTTCATATGGTGAGAGACTCAGGTATTACATGAAGAATGACCTGCATCATGTTATCTTCAATCCTGTTGACCAGTTGAAGGATGTATATCATAAGATAGCTGAAGACCATGATACACGTCAGGCTGTTGCTACTATCACTAACCCCATGTTTGATAATGCCTCTTATACCATCAAGCAGCAGGGCAAGGATATAGCTTGTAACCTTGTGATTGATTTCAAGGTTCGTGATGAAAAGTTGGATATTGCGGTGTTTAACCGTTCTAATGATGTAATCTGGGGAACTTTCACCAATCTTATTCAGTTCTCATCTATACAGGAAATGATGGCTAACTGGCTGGGAGTGGGAGTTGGTACATATTACCATATTACTAATAGCCTTCATACATATCTTGAAGATTATGGAGTTAGTGAGACTGGCAAGGTATTTGAAGCACACGCAGGTTTGGAACAGGGAGCTATGACAGATGAGCAGATTGCTTCCAGTAAAGAAGCAAGTTTCTTTGAGTTTATTACAGAGCCAAGGATGTCTCAGAATTTGGAGGAAACAGACAGGTTTCTCCAGTTTTTCTGGAGTTCTGTAGCACCTGTAATTATGGATGATGCTGTATTTGATAGTTCAGAAGATGTCCCGATGAAGCTCATGAATGTCATTCTTACTGACCCTGAATTTTCTCCTTTGGTAGATGACTATTGGAGGATGGCAATTGCTGCGATGCTTGCTTATCGGTATAAGAAGATGGGTCATCTGGATAAATGTCTGAATATTCTGAGCAATTACGTGGCTGATAGCAGTTGGAAGGTGTCATTCCTTTATTTCATCAAGGAGGCTGTCCAGAAGTCTACTGATGATAAGGTTCAGACAATCTATACTTCGATACTGGACAAATTCAAAACCACCTTAATTAACTCTGAAGAGCAGTACGAACTGCTGAAGGAATATTTGAGGTAATCAAGGAGGTATCATATATGTGTAGTATCAATTCAAATGTTAGTTTATTCATGAACTATCGTAGGATGAAGAACATTAAGAGGTGTAATAACTTTCCAGTAGTTCAGGTGGAGGATGTAGCCCAACATTCATTCTATGTGACCTTATTGGCTATGAATATAGCAGATGAGTATAATATGTGGGCTTCTAAGAATGATAGGATGCAGGTAGATGTGGAGTCAGTGATGAAAAAGGCACTTCTTCATGATACTGAAGAGAGCTTTACTTCAGACATCCCTTGGAATATCAAGCATGCGAATGATACTATACATAATATGATGGAAGAAATCATTGGTATCAAGATAGATGAGGCTTACAAGAGAGCTGATAACATGTTCCAAAAGTATAAGGACATCGCCAGAAGCTGCAAGGATGATTTCAGTGGAAAGATTGTAGGATTGGCAGATAGCACTGAGTTAGCTATATACTGCTATGAAGAATATACTCTGGGTAATATGTGGATAGAGGAACTGTTGAAGAAATCCATCCGTATCGTGAGAGAGTGCTTGAACAGTGAACCTGAGTTTATGGAAGCCTGTCATACATTAATGAACCTTGTTTCTGTGTTGGAAGATTATAAGAATTCCCACAATGTTAGCTTTCTTCTTGATATCCACTGAGAATAGGAGGTGACATAATAATGGACGAAAAATCTATGGAAACAGATAACACAATAAGACCTATAAGTGAGACTGAGGATAATCTTTTAATACAGTGGACAAGCGTCATTAGCCAGCAGGATAAGATGACCCAGGACTATCGTAATATGCTGAAGATACTGCCTTTTATCTTACAGCTTCAGGGAGATAAAGGCAAGATGTATGGCAGGTCTTGGTGTAAGCATGGAGACCTGAGTGCTTTCTTCAATCTGGAGAGAAAATGGGATAGAATTCAGAATATCATGGAGAAAGCAATGGTTGAAGGCACTGACTCATTGTTTAATGGTAGCTCTGATACAGCTACTGAAACATTCTTGGATACTGTAGTAGACCTTGGATGTTATGCAATGATGTGGGCTGGTTATATTCAGGAAAATCACCCTGAAATGTGGCGTAAGTTCCTGCAGAGTAATGACCTCAAGGCGTAAGCCTTTAGGAATACAATTCAATCATATTTGTCAAATAAGGAGGACAAGACCATGGCAAAGAAACCTGTAGCAAAGGCAACTGTAAAAAAGGCAGCTTCTGCACCTGCTAAGAAAGCACCTGCAGCAAAGAAAGTTGAGTCTGGTGTTGGAAGTGTGTTCAGTACTGAAAATGCCATAAGAGCACTGGCAGAGAAGTCCAAGGGGACAGATACTGAGCTCACCAATAAGGCAGCTGGAGAAGTCATCGACATGTTCAAGGCGGTTATTCTTGAGGCACTGTCTACTGGACAGAAAGTACAGCTCACTGGCTTTCTTACATTTGAGCCTTCATACCGCAAGGCACGTCAGGGTAACAATGTTGCTACCAATGAGACAATGGAAATTCCTGAGAGTATCGTTATCAATGCCAAGGCTGGTAAGAGTGTCAAGGATGCTGCCAAGAACCTGCCTAAGAACATCTTCGATGAGATTAAGGCTCAGGCTGGTGAGTAAGTTGCGGAATGCTCTATTCCATAGAATTTGGGGGACATCTGTATGGGTGTCTCCCATTTTTTATGGAATTCTTTGGTATTGCCCTTATTTCTATTAGTAGATAGGAGGTATATTCATGGCAATGACATGTAATAGATGCAGCTTGTGTAGAAATACTAACAAGCCTATGCTAATGGGAAGGGGTAGTCAGTCTGCTAAGATTATGATAATTCAGGATGCCCCTACAATAAATGAGTGTAATTCCAGTAAGCAGTTTTATGGAAAATCATGTTCTAAGCTCAGGGAGGATATGGAGAGCAGAGGAATTGATTTATCTGATGTATATTGGACAAGCGTTGTTAAGTGTCCACTGCCAGAAGATTTTGGTGACCTTACAGCTAAAATGACATCAGAATGCCTGGATACCTTGTTAGCTGAAGTAGAGGTAGTTGACCCTGAAATAATTGTTCCTATGGGCAAGCAGGCACTCAAGGTAGTGTATGGAAAGAATGCTCTGACTAAGATGAGGGGTAATGCTGTAGAGGTGGAATTTGAGGGCAAAACACGTATAGTTCTGCCTATGATACATCCCAGACATGCTTTGAAGAAACCACAGTATAATGATAGTATTCAAGAGGACTTGAATACCCTGTATGATTTATATGTGAGTGGTATGAATGAAGTCACAGACACAGATTATACCATAATTGATAATGCTTATGACGCCACTGACTGGTTGGAAGTTCTTCAGAGGGCAAATTGGTTGTCATTTGATATAGAGACCACTGGTAAATCTGCGTTTATGCCTTGGTCTAAGATAGTGTGTATATCTTTGACATATAAGGAAAGGCAAGGAATAACAATTCCTTTATATCACAGGGAGTCACCAATTGTTGGAGACCACAGAGGTTATGTAGTAAAGAAGTTGAGAGAGCTGCTTCAGAATGAAAACATTAAAAAATGTGCTCATAACGGAAAGTTTGATATTGAGTGGCTTTATTACTGGCTTAATATAGATGTAAGCAACTTCTGTTTTGATACCATGATTGGACATTACATAGCCGTATCTGAGGAACAAGGTACTCAGAGCTTAAAAGGACTTGCCTGGCAATATACAGATATGGGTGGATATGATAATGAACTTGATGAGTATCGTGATAAATTGCCAGAGGCAATCAGATATAATTATGATAATATTCCATGGTCAATCTTGTCTAAGTATGCTGCGGCAGATACAGATTGTTGTTTTAGGCTCAAGAATATATTTTTGCCTATGATAGAGGGCAATGAGCAGTGGAGTACACTGATGAGTGACTTTCTGATGCCTGCCAGTTATGCTTTGCGTGAGGTAGAGGGTACTGGCATGCTGATGAATGCTTCTACTATACAGAAGTATGAAAAGTCATATAATGATGAACTTGAGCGTATTAAGAGTAGAATGATAAGTTACCCAGAAGTTGTTGAAATAGAGAGGGAGAGAGCACAGAAGTGGCAAGAGAGAGAAGCAATCAAGGCTATTCCCAAGAAAAGTAGGACACCTGAAGAGCAGAAGAAATTTGAGTTGTATAGCAAGAGTGAGTATAAAGACCCAACATTTAATTGGAATAGTACTAACCAGCTTAGAACCTTATTATTTGACAAGTTAGGATTGGTCACTGATATACTTACAGATAAAGGTGCTTTATCTACAAGTGAGGAAGCACTACAGCAGATGTCAGAACAGCATGAAATACCTAAACTTATGATGGAGTTGCGTAAGATAGACACCCTGAATAATATGTTTATCAAGAAACTTCCTGATATGAGAGACGAGCAAGGTATAGTTCATCCAAGTTTTAATATATGTGGAACTGTCACTGGCAGAATGTCTTCAGAAAACCCTAATGCCCAGCAGTTCCCACGTAAGGCAGAACAGCCACAGTTGTTCCAGTATCAGAATGAACCTAAGTCACTTTTCTGTAGTAGGTTTGGGAAAAAAGGTCTCATAATGAATGCTGACTATTCTCAGCTGGAATTGAGGGTAGCAGGAATGATATCAGGAGACCAGCAATTGTTGGAAATCTATAATTCTGGTCAGGATTTACATAAGATGACTGCTTCTATTGTATGGAAAACACCAGTAGAGGAAGTCAGTAAGGATATGAGAACTGCTGCTAAATCAGTTAACTTTGGTATTATATATGGTAAGAGTGGAGTTACATTTGCCAGAGACTTGTATTATGACCCTTCAGGTACTAATCCCAATAAGACTGATGATTGGGATAAGGCTAAAGACATGGGAATGAAGCTGGTTGATGACTATCTTGGAACTTTCAAAGGTCTTGATAAATGGTTGAAGAATACCAAGAAATTTGCGTATAGACATGGATACGTAGAAACTATGTTTGGTAGACGCAGGAGGTTGCCTGATTTACATTCTACTGTACAAACTCTGAAGAATAATGCAGAGAGACAGGCAATTAATGCTCCTATACAGGGTACTGGTTCTGACATGACTCTTCAGTCCATCATCCGTATTCAGAAGTATATCAAGGAACATAACCTAAAGAGTTGTATGATTTGTACAGTTCATGACTCTATTGTGTTTGATGTATATATTCCAGAACTTCAGGAATTGTCAATTGCTGTAAAGGATATAATGGAGCATGCTCATATCCCTTATATAGATACAGTAGTTCCCATACTTTCTGAGTTAGAGATAGGAGATAATTATGGTTCTCAGTTTGGAGTAGAACCTGAAGAAATAATGAAGTTTGGTGACAATGGATATATGGATTGGCTTCATGATAAAAAGATGAAGAAATACAGGGGTGAGATTAGTGCACTTCATGACAAGAACTATGATATAAATCAGCTTTTAGATTACATGGTTAGGAACAATAGACCCATTGAAGAACTTCAAGAAGATATAGTAAAAGTATATGAAGGTTCATCAGAGGATTAAGGAGGTGCTATATGATTACTATGTACAATCCCATAAGCAAAGTGGTGATAATAAGAGTTCCTGAGAATTACATAGACAGATGGAAGTCTATGGGATTTGTAGTTGTTAACCCATATAAGAAGCAGAAGAAACAGGCAAGTTAATATTCTGCTTTATTTATAGTAGCATCAGCAATTAAATCAAAGTAATGGAGGAACACATGAATAGCGAACTTTTGAAAGTATCCGTAACAACTAACGATGAGCAGTATGACCTTAATGTAGAGGAAGAATTGAAGATTAACAGGACTAATCTTTCTGAGAGCTACATAGACCAACCTGCAAAGTTTGCATGGTATGCTGTTCTTGCTGCTAAGGCTTCAGCTCAGGCTTATGCTCTGAAGAATGCTATTGACCAGAAAGATGATTATATCCGTAAGCAGCTTACAGGAAAGCTGGATGCTGAGGTCAGAAAGCAGTTGGAGCTTGATGGGGAGAAAGTTACAGAGGGTAAAGTAACTAATGCTATCAACTGTCATGAGGAATATCTTCAGGAGGTTGAGGAACTTAATGCCTTGCGTGATAAGTATGTGTTAATTAAAGAGGATGCTGATATACTCATGGGAATAAAGGAAGCATTTGACCAGCGTAAGGATATGCTTATTTCACTGGGTGCTCAGATGAGAGCTGATATGAGTAATCTTGAGCTTACAATGAAGGAAGAGGAATACAATAGTACTTTGTCAGGTATTGACACTAAGGCTCAGGCATCAGAAGTCATTAAGACCAACAAGGCAACAAAGCGTACTAGGAAATCTTTAAAGTGACTTTTTTATAGATAGGAGAACACATACTCAGTAATCATTATATAAGGAGGAATAGAGATATGGCACTTAATATGAAGGCAATACAGTCCAAGAGAGAGGATTTGGAGAAATCTGGTGGTGGAAATCTTGCTGGGTGGGATAAGCTGAAAAAGGGTAAGAATGTCAGGAGAATTCTGCCGCCCAAGGGAGACAACGACATCTTCTGGGCTGAGGGTTTTGTACACTTTGGGTTGGGTTCAGATGGTAAGACTACTGCTACCTGCCTTGAGACTTTTGATGAGAAATGCCCCATCTGTGAGTACGTTGAGGAACTCAAGAAGTCCAAGAACAAGGAAGATAAGAAGTATGCTGACCGTATCAAGAAGACAAAGAGAACTTACATTTCTGTTATTAACAGGGACAGCGAGGATGATGAGGAAAAGCCATTGGTTCTTTCTGTAGGAAAGACTATTCTTCAGCCTATTCTTGACCTCATTTGTGACCCTGACTATGGTGATATTACAGACTTTGATGATGGTCTGGACATTACAATCACTAAGAGTGGTGAAGGTTTGAATACTGAGTACTCTGTACAGCCTAAGAGACAGTCTTCACCTGCGGCTACAACTATTACAGAGGAAGAATTGCAGGAACAGCTGCCTGACCTTGATGCTTTGTTTGTTCGTAAGAGTGCTGAAGAGCTTGAGGCACTTATGAACGGTGAGGAATATGATGACAGTGGGGAGGATGATAAAGACCTTGATGGTCAGTTTGATGACCTTGACATTGATGAGCTCAAAGAGCTTTGTGAGGAATATGGTATAAAAATCCCTAAGAAAGCCAATAAGCTGGCGCTTATCAATTTGCTGGAAGAGGCAGAAGCTGCAGCTGAAGAGGATGAAGAGCCTAAGAAGCCTGTAAAGAAGACATCCTCTAAGAAGCAGGTTCAGGAAGATGATGAGGATGAAGAAAGTGGGGATGATGAGGAAGATGACGGTGAGGATGATGAAGAACCTGAAGAACCTGCTCCTAAGAAGACATCTTCCAAGGCATCTAAGGGCAATGGAAAAGATACAATGGATGCCATTACAGCAGCATTAGCAAGACGCAAAGCAAACAAGAAGTGATTACTCAATAAGACCATTAAGGGGCATAGATTACATTGGTCTATGCCCATTTTTAATCACAAGGAGGAAATGATAAATGGCCAAGCGCACACCAATCATTAAGAAAGACAATAGTTCTGAGGTGAGTTCATTACTGTCTGGAATTACCAGTAAAGTTAACACATCACTTGCCAAGGGGAAATACCAGAACATGCTGTCTATAGGAAACTCAGATGACAGTACAGAAGATGTTCCATATTGGATAATTACAGGAATTCCTCAGTTGGATTTTGCTGTTGGAGGTTTCAATCACCCTGGTATCCCTGGAGCCAGAATTACAGAGATTTTCGGTTGGGAGGGTTCTGGTAAATCTACTCTTACTGTACATATAGTCAATAAGGCTATAGAGCAGCTTGACTCTTTTGCTGTGTATCAGGACTCAGAGAGAGTATTGACTGATGAGATTATAGAGGGAACACAGCTGGATATGAGCAGAATTATCCGTCAGACACCTGATATTTTGGAGGAAATGTTTGAGTCTCAGTCAGCTATTATTGATGCTGTTGATGATGAAGGCAATAATACTCCATTCGTGATAGCTTCTGACTCTATTGCAGCGTGTTCCACCAAGTCTGAGCTTGAAGGTGATTTTGGTGATAGCGTTATGGGCATACATGCCCGCATCATTTCTCAAGCTCTTAGGAAGATAAAAGACCCTTTGTATAAGCATGGTATTACCAGTATATTTGTAAACCAGATACGTGAGAAGATGAATGTCTCTTTTGGGCAGAATTATAGTACTGCAGGAGGCAAGGCAATACCATTTTATGCTTCAGTAAGATTGGAACTCACAAAGATTGCCACATTAAAAGACAGTAAAGGCGAGCCTAATGGATGTACAGTTCAGGTAAAGGTCATTAAGAACAAGGTTGCTCCACCTTTGAAAAAGGGCAAATTTGATATACTTTTTATTGAGGAAGATGGTTATTCATATCCTAAGATTGATGTAGCTGGTGCCTTGCTGGATTGGTGTAAGGATAACAAGATAATTGGTGGTAAGACAGGCAGGTATGAGGTTGATGGAAAGTCAGTATATAAGTTTGAAGCCAGGAAAATCCTTGAAGAAAATGAAGATTTATATAATGACCTGATGGAGCAGGCATATCAGATTAAAAATCCCAACTCTATCAACAGTTCCGATGAGGAGGATGAGTAGTGGTTACAGTAATATATGATGGAAATAACCTTGCATATAGAAGTAACAGTGTTATGGAGCTTTCAACCAAAGATGGCAGAAGAACAAGTGCTATCTTTGGTGTTCTTAATAGCATTCCAAAGGACATTAACCTGCTGAAAGATGACTATAACATACTGGCTTCTGAGATTGTAATGGTTTGGGACTATGGTAGAAACAAAAGAAGAACAGACTTGTACCCTGAGTATAAAGGAAATAGACATCATGACCAGACTGAGGAAGACAAGCAGTGGTATGAGGAATTCATAGCTCAAACTAATGTTCTACATCAGTTTTTACCATTTTTAGGGGTAAAGTCACTGAAGATAAAGGGGAATGAAGCTGATGACCTTGTGTATTGCTATGTAAAAGATACCTTAGAAACCAGAGAAGATGACCAGAAACTGATAGTTATTATATCTACAGATGAAGACTTTCTTCAGCTTATTTCTGAACGAGTTTGTGTATTTTCTCCCATCAAAAAGGTTTTATACACATCAGAGAATTTTAGTGAGCTTTTCGGTATTCCTCTTGAGTATTTCGTGGGTTATAAAATACTCAATGGTGACTCTTCAGACCATATAAAAGGCATACAGGGCATCGGAGAAAAGACAGCTAAGAAGCTGGTCAATGAATATGGTGGACTACCTGGAGTTCTTAACAGTTATCGTGAATTGAAGAAGTCTAAGGTAACAGCCAGGATTTTCACCAATGAGGGATTGAGCTTGTTAGATAGGAACAATCAGTTGATAAACCTGAGAGAATTTGTGGATACTACAGAAATATCTCCAGAGGTTAATGAGCAGATTGAGCTTCAGCCCTTTATTGATAATAAGAGAGTCACTGAGTTTTTGAAGGAGTACCAGTTGTCTTCTTTACTTGTTAAGTATAAGGAATGGGTTCAACCATATAAGTCTGTGAATAATCGGTATTATGATTAGAACCTTTGACGGACTGGACACCCCAGAGCCTGGTTATATTATCTTTTATCTCAATAAGGAGAAATCAATGGAAAATTCAGATGTTTTAGCTTCAATGCTCAAAGATTTTCAGAGGGAAAATGCTAAGGCACATAATCATATAAATACACAGAATTTGAGTATGTGTATCACATTTCTTGGTATTGAAAGCAGGGACACCGTGGCGATTGCTATTACTGTAATGAAGGACAAGCAGAAAAAAGTAGCCATGGACCAATATCATTTCTTGATGGTTATGAATACCTTGGAAACTTGGCTGAAGGATATGAGTAGGTTGAGTGACAAGCACTATGGGTTTCCATATTTTATACCATTTGGTAAGAGTTTACCTAACTGGTATAAAGAAAGCGGATTAAACTGTCATAGAGTGATGTTTATCCCCAAGGAAGTTATGTGGAACACCATAGGTTACTTCTTTCAGAAATCTCACATAAGAACTATGAAGAGTTGTAAGCTAACATCTGTAGTAGTATCAGTAGATACTCCAGAACATGAAGCAAAAATCAAGTTCTATTAGGAACAGTAGGACATCAAAGGAGGTTATTATTTTTGATGAATACAGGAGTTAATGTAACTATTGGGTCTCAGATGGAGTCAGGGTTTAAGGA